ACGCTGAGGTGTACGGCAACGCTGACTATTTACTAATTGGGCGTATTGGTAGTAGGTTTGACTTCACTACGTTTTTTAAAAATAAAGAAAAAGGTATTACAGTTTCTTGTGGTTGTTTTTTGGGAACTATTGCTGAATTTAGGGCTAAAGTTAAATCAACACACGGCGATAATAAACACGCAAAGATGTATAACATGGCAGCAGATATGGCAGAGTTACAGATTTTAGGCGAAGAACATTTTGACAAACTGAATACTAATAAGTCAGAACCATTTTGAGGTGAGATTATGAATTGCGATATATGCCATAAGGATACAACGGCGGGTAGTCACGTAAACAGAGGTCGATATTTTGAGGTGCATATTTGCCCGAACTGTTTGATGTGGTCAGATGATCCGCGGGCCGGGAAGGCACGGGAGACAATTCAAAACTTCGAGAATTTGAGATCTTTGGAAGATATTAGTATAAGTCATGAAGGGACTGAAGCACAATGACTAAGTGTGAAACAGTATACACATTATTATTTATCTTTGCTGCAGGTTTCCTATGGCAGCTCGGTTGTGCTTTAGCTGAGGTTTTTGTAGAGTGGCAGATCTGGCGATAAGTTAAAACGGCCGCGCATACTAACTATATACAAGCATAAAGGGAAGTATACCCCTGCGGAGGTGATTAGCCCGTAGGGGGCGGCCTTTTAAATATAAGGAGTTGGAAACTATGAAACCAATAAATATAAAAATTATGATGGCGCTAATTGAAAAAGAACCAGGCGATCAGTATGTACCAGTATTGAAACCAGTACTTATGCAGATACTGACTGAACTCAAACATCTGCGTCGGAAGAATAGCCAGCTCGGTGGGAAAGTAGCTCGGTATCGGAGAGAAAAGGAAGATCTTGAAGATGCTTTGGCGATGTACCAATGACGACGTGGAATGAACTGCCGGCACACCTTGTAAGTAAAATACGTTCGGACAGCGTAACGGCGCCGGCGAATTTACCAGGGACAGAATCCAAACTGAAATATGGCAATAGAGTTACCGAGGTAGACGGTATCCGTTTCGACAGCGAAAAAGAAGCTGACTATTACTGGCAGTTACACTGGATGATGCGCGAAGGTACAGTAAAAGAGGTTGAACTACAGCCAAAATTTGTTTTACAGCCTGGTTATAAGAGAGACGGTAAAAAGATAAGGCCGATTATTTATCGAGCTGATTTTAAGGTGACGGAAGCTGACGGGCATATATATTACGTCGATACGAAAGGGATGCGGACGCAGGTGTATATGATCAAAAAGAAGATGCTGCTATATAAGTACCCGGATATTGACTTTCGAGAAGAATAGGAGATGTTGAAATGGCTGAAACGGAACTGACAAAAGAAATTAAAAAAGCGCTGTTGTATTATGCCAAAGCTGATCAGGCTGGCGTATATGGTTGCTATGAAGTTTGCCTGGGTGCTGGTTATGGTGATGAATATGTAGATTTTATGACTATGAATAGTAAAAATGAATTCAAATCGTATGAAATTAAGGTAAGCTTATCGGATATGAAAAGTAAGGCAAAACTATCTTTTTGTGGCAATTATAATTATTTAGTTTTACCAACAGAGCTTTTGTATAATCCGAGTGCAAAAGAAGAAATTTACCGCCATATATCGCATGGTATTGGGATACTGGGATATAATCCGGAAAATGCTAAGATAATAGAATTGAAGAAGTCAGGACATATGACGCTAAACATCGGCCGTAAAGTTGAGCTTATGCACTACATGATTCGTAGTTTGAGCCGATATCCCGTTAAATTAGCAAAGGCGGTGGAGTAGATGAAAGCGTATTGCTGTAAGGAGCGTGACGGTGATGGATACGCCGTTATTGTATACGGAAAAACAAGAGGTCAAGCAAAACGAGAAGGGGCTAGCGAATTGGATATTGATTTTTTAGATGCCAACGTTAGCCGATTACCGTGGGCGGACGAATACGGCAGTATCAATAATCTTCCGTTAAAGGTCTACTTTGAAAACGGGTGGTTTTGTGAGTGCTGCAAGTGCGGAAGGCTTATCGACGTTGATAGTGAGTATCCGGAAGGTACTTTGGGAAAGTTTGACTATTTGTGTGACGAATGTAGAAAGGCGGTGTAAATTATGAAAAATCTTGAAATCAAGTACGTAGGCTGGTGCCATGAGTGCAAATGCCTAGGAAGTTTTATTTGTGGTAACTGTAAGCCTAATGAGAAATACAGTTTTGCTAGACCTTCTGAATTTATGCCTAAGGACAAAAAACGTTGGGTAAGAATGGAGGAATAAAAAATGAAATACTTAGACTATTGTTATTTATGCATTAATAACAGAAAGGACAGTGAGTTGAGCGAAACCCCAGAATGTAGCAACTGTATTCAGCTTACTGTTATGTCTATGCCAACTAAGTTTAAATCGCGTAGGATTACTTGGGCTGACAGAACGGAGCTAGAAAAACATGAAAATAATTAAATTGGCTAACGTAGTAGTACAGATACACGTTAGAGATGAATATTCAAAGCAGAGAGTACTATATTGTCCGTGGGTTAATTGCAAGCATTATAGTAATGGGGAATGCACTTATAAAGATAGTTATGGCTATAATTGCTGTCGCTTTGTATTAATGAATGGACAAACTTATTGCCAAGGCTATGAGAGGGACGAAGAGCATGATAGCAATTAAAGAAATGGATATGCCTAAGAATTGCTTAAAGTGTCCTTTTATAGATGAAAGAGGGCAGTATTGTCAAGTTAATGGCAAAGCATTAGTGCCTAATATTCTTTGTATAGATATCGAGGGCGCACGAGAGAATTTTAAGGTTTTAGAAAGCTGTAGGAATACAGATTGTCCATTAATTGAGATAAAGGATGGTGAAGAAAAATGAATCAATTGTTTATAAGTGTTACGGTGCTTTGGATGATAGCTTGTTTTGTAATGAGTACAATATCTAAATAGGAGCGTGAAGAAAAATGACAAAGAAAGAATTGATTGAACTACTAGAAGAATACCCGGACGACGCAGTTATCGCTTGTTTGGGAAGATTTTCAGAAGGCTTGTTGATTTTTCGGGCGAACGACGTAATTTTTAACAAATATAAGAATGAAATTTGCATTGTAAGAAATTGAGAAAGGTGAAGAAAATGACTAACTTGGAATATATCAGAACTTTAGATGCGAAAGGATTCATAAATTGGCTTGAAAAATTTTACAGATGCGATTGTTGCGTCAACACTGACAAATGTGAAATGCACTCCAAAGAAATATGTGACGAAGGTCTTGAAAAATGGTTTGAATGTGAGATGGTGAATAGATTATGCGATTAATAGATGCAGATGCTTTAAAGAGAAAACCTGAATTGCTCTACGGCTTAACGGCAGCAATCACGGAGATTCAATTTTTAATAGAAGAAGCCCCTACAGTAGAAGAACGTAAGCATGGGCATTGGATTGAACACCCTGAACACCCCATCGGTGATTGTAGCGTGTGTGGTGAGCGTGTACCGATCTACAGCGGCAGTAAAAAATATAAAATCTGCCCTTACTGTGGGGCAAAAATGGACGGTAAGGAAGGTGAAGAAGAATGAGCGCATGTGATATTAAAATAAAAGAATTAAAGAAGCAAGGCTATATATCTGGCGTTATGGCTGGTAAAGAAATCATGGCGTGCATAGAAAGAACGCTGACCAAGGGAAAGTTTAACGAACGAAAGCTTTACCAATACCTTATGGATCATGCTAAAAAACACGTAATGGCAGAAGCGGTGGACGTATGCGGGACGATCCGCTGGTATTACAATAAAAATGATTTGCTGAATTGGATTGAAGATATGCTTTCAAATAGACGCTGGCTTGAAAGTAAATTTTCTAACAAGGAGTGAACCCGAATGAACATACTAAAGCTAGAAAGATCAATAGCTTTATTAAAACCAATCATCTGGAAAATGCCTATGAATGAGAAAAGGGATGCTTATATAACTTTATTGACGGCTGCTCAAAAGCAGATACCGCAAGAAGTAAATTTGGTAGTCGAAGAGCATTTTATACCAAACTGTCCTTTTCCACAACAAATACCTAAAGGCTGGGCATGTCCTGTATGCGGACGTGAGGTAGATGATGATGCTCATTATTGCAAATACTGCGGCCAAGCTATATGTAATGATTAAGGAGTATAGAGAAGGAGACTGATATGCTAATAGAACAGTATATTAAGCATGTAGAGCGATACTTTTGGGATCGTAAGCAAATACAAAAAGTTGTTGATGAAGAAAAAGAGCAGCGTACTGCAAGGAAAGGGCATACGGGCGGTGGGGGGCATGCTTTTATCAGTAATCCAACAGAAACAGCAGCATTAAAAAACATTGAGCCAGTACGTATGATATCGTTTGGATATGGACCATATCAGTCGATAATAATGAACCCGGAGCTATGGCTTGAAGTTGTCGCAGAAACCTATAAGATACATGAGAATCAGCTTACTGGTAAAGTTATGTATCAAAAATATGAAAAAAGGAAGCCGATGAAAATAATTGCAGAATTAACCGGCGTAAATAGAGATACCTGTTATGAATTTCGTAAGGAGTTTCTCCGAGATGCTGTTGGTTTGGCATTGAAAAAAGGTTTGATAAAATAAAAAAGTTTCCGACATATTACCTGTTTTAATGAGTTAAAATAGTATTGTAAGTTAGTAGGCTTACAACAACGGCATGAGAGACGGTAACTGTACGCGGCCCGTGAAGAAGCCCATAGAACGCAGAGCACCATATCTGTAGACTTGGGGTAGCCTTACCGTTGGGGTGAAACGTTCAAGCTTAGCGCTTGGACACTGCCCTGCCGTTGGGGTAATACAGCGGCAATAATGGAGCAGTACTCAAACGGCTAAGAGAGCAGTCTTGAAAACTGATAGGGCGTAGGGATACGCTGTGTGGGTTCGAATCCTACCTGCTCCGCCATACGGAAGGTTGGCGTAATCGGTAACGCAGCGCCCTGCTAAGGCGTCAGTCGAGCGATCGGCTTGCAGGTTCAAGTCCTGTGCCTTCCGCCAATTTAATCTACATAAATAATTCGGCGTTAAAAAACCGATAAAACACGGTGATATATATCAAAATTTAGTATATAGAATAAGAGGTGCGATGATGAACGATATTTGTATGGAAACTCCGAATTGTGATTGGGATGTAAAATTTGATGTAAAAAAGGGTTCGCTGGAAAACCAAATAGAAAATATTGAACGTCTTACTAGGATATTAAATTCAAGTGTTGAGAATACACAGTTGTTCATATTGGGCGATCCTAATAGTGGTGGTACTGTCTGTAAAGAAGCAGGTCTCGCTCCAAACGGACTAGAGAGAAGATTAAAGGATATTACTTCTAAATTAGACGAAATCGTATCAAAGAGCAATATAGTTAATAACACTTTAAGAGAAAAGTTAGGAACAATGACTATCGAATAACTTAATATAAAGGCACTTAACTTCGGTTAGGTGCTTTTTTATTTGCAAAGGTGGTGAGTATATGACAAAAGAAAGAACATTAACAGAGAAAGAAGAAAGATTTTGTCTTTCTTTTGCCAAAACAGCGAATGCAACTGCAGCAGCTATAGAAGCTGGATATAGCAAGAATTCTGCAGGAGTAACAGCGTCAAGAAAGCTAAGAAAGGCTAATATTAAAGCTCGACTGAAAGAACTTGCCGCAAGGAAAGACAAGAAAAACATAATGGATATAAATCAGCGACAGGAATTACTAACAAAGATCGCCACAGAAGAACCTGATCCAAATGCAAGGATAAGGGCAATAGATACTTTAAATAAAATGGATGGTCTATACATACAAAAGCATGAGGTCGAAATAAAGAAAAGCCTTGCGGCAATTATTGAGGAAATAGATGATGCTTAGTCAACAAGACGCCGAATTTTTGAAAAAGAAAATCCCACAATGGCGAAAAGATCCTGCTCGTTTTGTGAAAGAAGTATGGAGAGTTGAGCCAACAGATCAACAAAAGGAATTTCTACAGGCAATAGCTAAGCCGGGAGCTAAGGTTAGTGTTAAGTCTGGACATGGTACAGGAAAGACTACTTGTTTTGCTTGGATTATTCCTTGGTTTTTAACGTGCTTCGCAAAAGCTAAGATTCCTGTTACAGCTCCCACAAGCGCACAACTTAAAGATGCTTTATGGGCAGAGCTAAAAATGTGGTGGAATGCTATGCCAGTGCAACTGCATGATTTATTTGAATGGACTAATGACCATTTTACTTGTGAGACAGGGAGCTTTGCTATGGCAAGAACAGCAAGCAAGGATAGACCAGAGGCATTGCAAGGTATACACGCTGATAATATTTTGTTTTTGGTAGACGAGGCGTCGGGCGTGTTTGAAGAGGTCTTTGTAACAGCAGGAAGTGCTTTGTCGGCAGAAAATGCAAGAGTAGCAATGGCGAGTAATCCTACAAGAGTAACTGGTTATTTTTACAATAGCCACAATATAAATCGTCACTTTTGGGAAAAACTTACATTTAATGGCGAAGAAAGTCCAAGAGTTTCAAAACAGTATATAGAAAGTATTGCAAATGAATATGGACGAGACAGTGATGTTTACCGAGTTCGTGTTCTTGGTGAATTTCCTAATGCAAGTGATTTACAATTTATTAGCTTAAAAATTGTTGAAGAAGCTAAGAACAGAAATATTAGGAAAGAACAGTTTAACTTTGCGCCTACTATTATTGGGTGCGATCCAGCATGGACTGGACCTGATGAGTTGGTAGTTTACTTGAGGCAAGGCCTCTATAGTAAACGATTATATACTTGTTTAAAGAATGATAACGATATTGTTACAGCAGGTATTATTGCTAGATTTGAGGACGAATATAATGCTGATGCTGTATTCATAGACCAAGGATATGGAACAGGTATATGGAGTGCGGGCGAAACAATGGGCAGATCTTGGAATCTTATTGCATTTGGTGGAAAATCTTCTGATTTGGGTTATGCTAATAAACGGGCTGAGATGTGGGGAAATATGAAAGAGTGGTTAATTAATGGTGGTGTAATTGAAGATGATGAAATTTTAACTAATGATTTGATAGGCCCTGAAGCTGGTGTTAATTTAAAAGGACAAATACAGCTTGAATCTAAGGATGATATGAAGAAAAGAGGTCAACCATCTCCTAATAGAGCGGATGCATTGGCCTTAACTTTTGCCTACCCTGTAATTAAAAAAGAATGTTATTTGGGTAATAATAGGCAGCAGTCGTATGATCCGTTTGCCGGTATGTGAAGGGAGGTGAGACTATGCATAAGATTATGATGCAGTTACATGGTGGCGGCGGTGGAGGTGGCAGTGTTGAGCCTATAAAACAAAGCGCCCCTGGCAGTACAGCAGCGGCCACTATTGATAGTGCGACAGAGGGAGAGAGACAGAGCCTGCTTCAAAAACTCTCTAAAGCTCGTGGCAGAAGCTATACCAATAAGACTGGTGGGCAGCTTACCTCTGATAGTGTAAAGAAAATGTTGTTGGGAGAATGATTATGGATATCAAAGATATGCTGCGTGACAGCGATAAATTAAGACGAAAACAACATACTATCTCCCAGCTTTATACATTGCGCAGCCAATATGAGCCAACGTGGAGGATGCTAAGCCGCTATATAAATCCGACAAGGGGCAGGTTTGAAGAAGATATCCAAAGCACAGAAGGGCATAGACGTGACGAATACCTTATAGACCCACATCCCCAAAAAGCAGTTGGTAAATGTGCAGCTGGTATCCACAGTGGGTTGACATCGCCGTCAAGGCCTTGGTTTGAGCTTGGTTTGCAAGATGAAGAAAAAGCTAATTACCACGCTGTAAGGATGTGGTTAGATGATTGCCAGGAGATTATGAGCAGTATTTATTCTAAGAGCAATGCTTATAATATGCTGCAGCAGATTGAGGCTGAAATGGCTCAATTTGGTACAGGGGCTTCTCTGATGCTGGAAGACTACAATTATGGCATATGGATGCGGCCGTACACCTGCGGTGAATATGCTGGCGGTGTAGATGCAAGGGGAAGAGTTTATACGTTCGCTAGACGCTTCAGATTAAGCGCAGACCAAATCGTTAAAGAATATGGTATTGATAACGTATCGGAAAGCGTGAAATCTGCTTATAATGACGGAAATATCACAACATACTTTGATATTGAAATGCTTATAGAGCGTAATGATGATTATGATCCTAACAAATTGGCTTTAGGAAATTTCCCCTGGCGCTCGTATCACTATGAAAAAGGTGCTAATGATAAATTCCTGAAGATATCAGGGTTTAGGGAATGTCCGTTCCTCATGCCACGCTGGACCTTGATTGCAAATGGTGTATATGGCTCTGGACCTGGACATAACGCTTTGGGCGATTGTATGCAGCTGCAGAAGATTGAGAAGAATAAACTTAGGGCTATTGATAATGCTGCAGATCCGGCGATGGCATTTCCTGCTTCAATGAAGAAGCTTGACAGAATGCCAGGAGGACTAAATTTTTATCCTGATGGAACTGTACAGCAGGCTTATCCACTTGTAGACCCAAGAGCAAAGGCTTATGAAGGCATAGGAGCCTTGTCTCTGGAGAAACGGCAGTCGATATCTGAAACGTTCTATAACGATTTGTTTATGATGATTACATCTCAGGACGGACCTCAAATGACTGCGCGTGAGATTGCAGAGCGGCATGAAGAAAAGCTCCTGATGTTGTCCCCGGTACTTGAGCAAATGCACAATGAGGTTTTAGAACCTATGACGCTTCGCACTTTTGATATTTGCTTGAGACATGGGTTGTTTCCGCCTATGCCTGAGGAAATTGACAAAAGCGAATTAAAAGTATCCTTCATTTCTATCTTGGCTCAAGCCCAGAAAATGGTTGAAATACCTGCTATTGAGCGTACGGTTGGATTTGTTGGTAATCTTGCTGCTGCTCAGCCTGAAGTGCTTGATATCATCAATCTTGATGAAGCTGTACGAGGTTTCGCAGAATCTACTGGCGTCAAAGAAAAGATAGTGCGTGATGAAAACGAAGTAGCTGAACTTCGCAAACAGCGTGCTCAGGCACAGCAGGAACAAATGCAAGCTGAACAGATGGCTGCTGCTGCGCCTGCTGTTAGGGATTATGCTGATGCGGCCAGGTTGATGAGTGAAACACCTGCTAATGGTGGCAATGCATTAGATCAATTGCTGGGAGGCGGGATTTAATGAAAAACAAAAAAATGAATATGCTTGCACAACAAGCGCTGGACGACTTGGACGTTATTATGCGGACCGAGAACGGACGGCGTTTTATTTATTCCATTTTGGAAAGCACAGAGGTCGAAACAGCGGTTTTTTCAGCTGAGCCATACTTCAATGCTTTCTTATCAGGTAAACGTGCTGTAGGCGTTGATTTGTTAAAGAATATCCGGATGCTGAACGATGGACATTCTTTAGAAATGCTGATGCGTAATGAAGCAGAGAGCGCTAGACACCCTCCTGATTTAGAAGATGATGACCTTTTTAAAGTAGATAACGACATAGCGGAGGTAAGACATGAATAAGTTTACACAAATGTTTTTTGAAGCAGATGGTGCTGGTGGAGGCGGTGAACCTGCTCCTTCCGGTGACCCGTTTGTAACAGAACCTGCTCCGGAAGTTGAGCCGAGTGGAGAGCCAATGCCTGCAGGTGACGGTGACCCTGCAACTACACCTAAAAACGTATTTGATGATCCTGTGCAAGAGCCTGTTGTTCCTGACAAATATGAGTTCAACCTACAGGAAGGGCTGGAACTTTCGCCTGAACTGGAAGCTGATTTTACAGCGATTGCTAAAGACGCAAAGCTTACTCAGGAGCAGGCTACTAAGCTGATTGATTTGCATAGCAAAGTAGTTTTAGACGTTATGCATAAGCAGGAGGAAATTGTAGACGGTTGGACTGCTGAATGCCAAAAGCAGGGGCTTATTTCTCGTGAGAACATTGCTGCTGCTAAATTAGCTGTTAATACTTTTGGCGGTGGTGAGGCTATGCAGGTACTTGTAAATACAGGTGTGGCCAATCATCCGGCAATACAAAAAATGTTGCAAAATATTGGAGGCTTGCTTATGGAAGACCAACCGCCTGATGGGCAAGCACCTAAATCTAAGGAACTGGACGACGCCGAGTTGTTTTTCCCCGGCGGCGGGTTCAAATAAAAATATTAAGGAGTGGTAAATAATGCCAGATTTGACAGGTTTCGCAACCCTTCAAGACTTTGCGTCTCGTCAAGGGTTCGACAAAAAGTATCAAAGAATTATTGAACTGCAAACCAAAACAAATAAGATTTTAAAAATTATGCCGTTCAAAATGTGTAACTCTAAGGACTATGAGGAAGCTACATTGCGTTATTCTCTGCCGGAAGTAGCGTGGAGAATGATTAACCGCGGGACTAAGCCGAGCAAGTCTAAAACTAAGCAAGTATCTTTTACTTGCGGTGAGATGGAAGCGCTGGCTGAAATCGACGAAAAGCTTGCACGAAAGAATAATATGCAGGCTTCTTGGATGATGAGTGAGAATGCTGCTTTTCTTGAAGCAATGAACCAAGAAATGGCGACTACGCTTTTCTATGGCGATGAGAAGATCAACCCTGCAGGATTCACTGGTTTAGGCGCTTATTTTTACAGTAAGACCAATCAGGAAGATATTTGGGCAGACCAAATCATTGATTGCGGCGGCACAGGTGATAATCTGACTTCTGTATGGTTTGTAGGCTTTGGAGAGCAGCAGGTATACGGCTTGTTTCCAGAAGGCGATACAGCAGGTTTTACGCATGAATATTTGGGTAAACAAAAAGTAACAAATGATAAAGGCGAGGTATTCTTTGCTCATACCAATAAATATAATTGGTCCATGGGCCTTGCGGTTAAAGATCCTCGTTATGTTGTGCGTTTGGCCAATGTTGATTTAAAAGATCCTGCTACTACTACAATCTTCGACAAATTGATCGAGGGTTATTATCAGATTGAAAATCCTGATAATGTCAATTTGCAGATCTTCTGCAATAAGCAGTTTGAGGCTTTTATGGCTAAGGCTGCACGTAATGACAAAAATACTATGCTGTCTATTGATACAGTTGAAGGAAAACCTGTTGTTAATTTCTGGGGCGTTCCGTTCCAGCGTTGCGCAGCTATTCTGAATACTGAATCTCAGCTTGTTTAAAAAGGAGGAATATAAAATGGCACGTATTGATGCTCAATTATTGCTGTCTGAGAATCAGGCCGTTACCGGCGCAAGCGCAAACAGCAATGTTATTGATTTAGGAAGTACAGGCGGGTTTATGCATCCGCTGTACTTTGACGTAAAACTGACCACACCAATGACTTCCGGCAAGATTACTAAGGTTAAAGTACAATCTTCTGCAACTGAGGGATTTGATAGTCCTGCTGATGAGGTTGAGGTAAGTGTACCTGATTCTTTGATTCAAACAAGGGCTTGTACTGTGGCACAATTCTTTTCTCCAATCAAATACGGTAATCGTTATATTAGATTGGTTTATACAGCTAGTGAGGCTGTGGGCGGCAAGGTCTTTGCTTATATGACTGACGGCATTCAGGTAACTTTATAATGGCTACTTACAAAGTAAAGCGTAATTGTTTTACTTTGGGTCGTATGTATAGGCGTGATGATATTGTAATGCTTGCAGATAATATTAAGGTTCCTGAACATTTTGTGAAACTTAATAGACCAGCAGCAGTATCTTCCGGTAATGACGATCCGCGTTATCTCCAATATGAAGCAATGAACTTTAATGATTTAAAAGAATTGGCCAAAGAACAGGGAATAAAAACAAGTCAGAAATCCAGGGAAGCTATTATTAATGAATTAGTGGCACTGGCGCAAGATTAAATAAGCCGGGGGCATATGTCCCCGGCTTTCTTTATAACAGAGGTGAAATTATGGATAAGGTTGAGATTTGTAATATTGCACTTAATCATATAGGCGTAGCTACAATAGAACGGCTTGACGAAGCCAGCGAACCGGCACGAGTATGCCGTCGCTGCTATGACTATGTTAGACAGGCCGTGTTAAGGAAATTCCCCTGGACATTTGCTACAAGAAGTGTACAGTTAGCTGCTCTTCAAGATGTGCCTCCTAACTGGAAGTATGCATATCGTTACCCTGCTGATGCAGTATGCCTGAGAATGATGTATAACGAGCATTTTTGTGGTCTGCCGAGGGATAACCAATATAAAATCGTTTCGGATAAACAGGGAAAAGCTATTTATACTAATATCGGCAATGCCTGGATTGAATACACTGTAGATGTTACCGACGCAGATTTATATGATGCTCAATTTGTAGAAGCATTTGGATGGAAGCTCGCTGCAGAAATTGCTTATGCGTTGACTGGCAAATTGGATTTAACGCAGATGTGTATCCAGGCTTATAACGCTTATTTTGCAGAAGCCAGTTCTACTGACGCTGATGAAGAACATTTGCTGGATCCGCACATTGACAGATTAGCGGCAGCAAGATTTACGGGGGCATAATTATGGCACTCTATCAATTAAAATCAAGTTTTGCCGGCGGTGAATTGTCGCCGTCTATGTATGGACGTACTGATATTGCTAAATATGACAGCGGGGCTGCTGTTTTAAGAAATTTTTTCGTTCTGCGTTATGGTGGCGCTGCTAATAGACCAGGCTTTAAGTTCATAGCGCAGACTTATAATAATAAAAAGGCTGTGCTAATACCATTTATGTACAGCACAGATCAAAATTATATTGTTGAAATTACTGCTGGCAGATGCCAGTTTTATACAGATGGTGGTATTGTTGTTAAAGAAGATGGCACACCATATAGCATAGAAAACTTTTTTGCTGATAAAGATTTAGAAGATGCTGCAAAAATAAAATATACACAGAGTGCTGACGTGCTTTTCATTGTTCATCCGGCACATGCGCCGATGACACTTACAAGATATGGCAATTTAGATTGGCGCTTTGAGGCAATGGATATTACAGGCGGACCGTTTGATGAAACTAGGTATAATAATAATAGTATCATTACTAAAGTATTAGAATGGAGAAAACCAGGTGCATATAATATAACAATACCGTCTTCGGCGTTGTCAATAAATATTGAAATGGCTGGAGGCGGTGGAGGCGGTGGAGG